CTATCCGGTGCTTGCCGTCCAGAATGCCCCATTCCCTCTTGTTGTCTACCGCCGCACGGGCACACGTCGCGAGCGAGGACTGACGGGCAATTTTGGCGTCCCCGTGGCGACGTTTTCCGTCGCGATCGTGTCGGAGACTTACAGCCAAGCCAAGGACATCGCCGACTCGATTCGCATCGCTTGCGACAACTTTACGGGCGACACGCAGGGCGTGAAAATAGTAACGACGGCCCTCGTCTCCGAGCAGGACAACATGGAGCGTCCGTTCGAGGGGCAGGCCAAACCACTGTACAGGGTTGATCAGGTCTACGAGGTCCGTTTCACAGAATTCGTCTGACGTCCGAGGAGGGACGGCACAATGGCTTACGAAGCATCGCAGGGTATTGGTTTCTCTTTCTCGGGCACGAAGTTCACCGCCACCCAGATTTCCGTCTCCAAGAAGACGCCTGAGATCGACGTCACGTCGCTCGAAGCTCCCAACGGAAGCTATCGCTCGTACCGTCTCGGCTCGATCCGCGACGGAGACGAACTGAAGGTGGATTTCATCGGCCTCACGCTGCCGCAGATGACGTCGACTGGCTCGATCACGTGGGCGATCGACGGCACTGGCTCGAACGCCGGGTTCACTGCCGGTCTGCCCACCGCAGCCCTCGTGACTTCGGCGGACGTGACGGCTCAGGTCGGCGAGTTGATCAAAGGCAGTATGTCGCTCCGATTGACCCAGAACTAGTTCAATGGCTTTCGTAGAACCATTCTCGTCTCACTGCTTAAAGCTGTATTGGGGCGAAGATGTTTTCTATGCGAACTCCATCAAGCGAAGCGCGTCGTCGGCCACTGAGGTAGATATCACGAGCATGGATTCTAGGGTCACGCAAGACCCTAGGAACACACAGAGGAAGATGATTTGGAAGGAAGTCGACTCTTGCCTCGCCGATCCCGGCGAGGTTTCAGTTGACTTCTGGGCAGTCGCGGCTGATTTGTACTCACTTCCGGATGCAATTGGGTACAAGAAGCTCTTGACTGTCAAAGAGCTAGATCAATACGGAGCAGACACAGGCAACATACTGCTTTCGTATCAGTGCATCCTGACTAAGGTCGATCTCGATGCGAGTGTTGGTGAATACGTGAGGGGAAGCGTCACGTTTAAATTGTCTGGATACAAGGAGTAGGCATGGCTCTCAGTAAAGCGGCGATTCTGGCGGCGAACGACAAGAAGATGGTCGACATGGAAGTTCCTGAGTGGAACGGCTCTGTGAAGATCAGGGTGATGAGCGGCACCGAGCGTGACCGTTTCGAGGCGGAGTTCGTCGGCGGCAACAAGTCGGTCGACATGGTCCGCGCGAAGCTCGTGGCGAAGTGCTTGTGCGACGAGGACGGCACACGTCTTTTCACAGAAGCTGAGATTCCTCAGCTTGGCGAGAAGTCGGCGGCGGTCCTCGACAAGCTCTTCACGGCTTGCATGAAATTGAATCGATTCACGAAGGACGACGTTGAGGAGATGGCGGGAAACTCCTGAGCCGTCCGAGGCGGCGTTTCGAGTTTCGACTGGCACTGGCCCTCGGGATGACGCACAAGCAACTCTTGGAGTCTTGCGACGCCGAGGAGTTGGCGGAATGGGAGAGCTTTTGGCTCATAGAGCCGTGGGGAGACGAGTGGCGACAGACCGCTCGCCTTACCACGGCTCTTTGCACGGCGTGGGGCAGCAAGAACCTCGAAGAGGAGATGATCATGCCGTCGAGTCGAAAGCCACCGCAGACGAAGGAGCAGATGATCGCGGAACTCCGAAAGGCATCCGGAGGCTAAGCGATGGCAACAATCGGAAGCATTGTCGCCCAGTTCACCGCCGATACAGGTGGACTACAGAAAGGCGTCGAGGATGCCGTCAGCTACTTTCAAGGTCTTCGCGATCAGATCGCTGGAGCGACTGAAGACATCAAGCAGTTCAACGCTGTTCTCTCGGCGCAGATTGCTGTAGCGAACGCGGAACTGAACAAGCTGGACGTCGAGAAGTCGATTCGCATCGATGCTGATGTGAGCGACCTGAAGACGTCGATCGAGGAGGTTGACAAGCTCGCCTCAGTTTCTTTCGACGCAGACACGTCTTCCGTATCGTCCGCCGTCGAAGAGATATCCAAAGAGAAGCCAGCCGAAATCGAGGTGAAGGCCGACACCACAAACCTCTCTACGGCCACTGGCGTTATCAAGCAGTTTGCAAGCACGTCAAAAGAACTTTTCTCTCAGTCTGGAGAAGAAGTCGTAGAGGGAGCGGAGAAGTTTGACACGTTTCGCACCTCCGCCGCAGTAATGGCGAGCGGAGTGACGAAGGCCTACTCCGATATAAAAAATGCGTCGAACCAGACTGCCAACGCAATAAATGCAATCGGTGTTGCCGCTAGTGCGATATCGAAGACTGGTCAGGATGGGTTCAAGGGCTTCTCAAGCGCAGTCGAAGCGACAGTCATCGCCACCGGAAGGGCTTACGACGCGACAGAGACTCTCGCCAAGACTTACAAGGAATCTCTTCCCGCCGCAGCGTCGGCCTCGATTGCTGGCTTTAGGGCGTTTGTTGGTCAGCTTGGCGGCATAGACACACTCGGTCGCGCCGCAGGCGGCAGCGCGGCAGCGACCGCCATAACTGTAGGGAGCCTCGGCGGCGCGTTTGCGTCAGCGGCAGCATCTGTTGGCACATACGCAGCCGTGATCACGGCTGCGAAGGTGGCTTCTGCGGGGATGAGCGAGGAGGCTCAGGCCTATGTTCAGAGAGGTGCTGAGTATGTAGGAGCATTTGCTGGGGTGGCCGCAGGCGCGGCTGCGACAACGTCGGCATACAATCTCGTGGCTGGCGCGTTGTATAAGTCTTCGACGGCCACACAGTTCTTTCAGAACGTGCTTCAGGGGCTGGGCGGCGGCATCACGACAGCCGTTGCTAGCTCGGCCAGCTTGGTTAAAAGTCTGACGCAAATCAATACCGTCATGAGTCTGGTTTCCTCGGCTGCGAACGAGAAAACAACCGGCTTGGGCTTTGTGTCACTCGCGGCTCGCGTTGCCGTAACATCTGTAATGTTTGGCGCGCTCGCCGGAGGCGTGCGTGCCTATGCGGCTGGCACGGCAGTGGCTGCGGGGGTGACTGGCGGAGCGTCTGCGGCGATCACCGGCCTAGCTGCCACGTTCCCTCTTGCTGCCGTCGGTGCTATGGCAGCAGCGGTAGCGACAGGGAAGTTCTTCCACGCACTTGAGCATCTCAGTGTTGCCACTCAGTCGCTCGATCAGATGGCTGAACGGTTCGGCACGACCACTCAGGAGATGGAGAAGCTAAAGCTCGCCGCCGACAACACTCAGGTGAGCATGAGAATGCTGGGCAAGGCACAGCAGTCTTTCTATCAGAACCTGAGCAAGATTAAATCAGGCCAGTTCAACACAGAGAGCGTTCGCGAAGCCAAGATTGCTTTCGATAAGCTTGGCATCTCAACAGAAGAACTCAAAAACAAAAGACCTGACGAAGCCTTCCGCCTAGCGGCAGCAGAACTGTCTAAGGTCGAAGACGCCGCCAAGCGAACGTCCATCGCGATGGACTTGTTTGGGCGAACTGGCGGAATGATCCTTCCAGCCTTGAAAGAGCTTGAAGAAATCGATCAGGACTTCGCGAGACTTGGCGGTGCCTTGAATTCTCTTGATACGAAGAGGCTCCTTGACGTCGAGGCTTCGTTCGACAGGCTTTCAGCGTCTGGGAAAAGCCTTGGCAGAACTCTCCTCATTCCGTTCGTCGAGCTTCAGAGAGCGTTCAACAATTTTTCCGCAGAGGTGAAGGGCGGCTTGTCCACTGCGCTGGCACCGCTTGCGAGTATGCTCGCAGACGTCAGCAAGCCGCTTTCGATCATCATTGAGATGGTCGGAAGAGTGATCGGCATCTTCCTGAGAATGGTTGCGGTGATTTTTCAGATTGCCGCCTCCTTGCAAGCGTTCGCCGCCTTTGCTGCCATATTTGAAGGCATTCGGTACGGCTTCGACATGATGATGAAGCCGATTGAGGATTTTATTGCCGGTGCTGCGGAGCTTGCGTCTGCATTTGCTGCTGCAATGAGGCCAGCCGCAGAGTACACGGGCATCCTTAGTCTTTTCGGAGTCGGCCTTCGGGCAATTGGAACCGCTGTAGGCGTCGTCTTGGCTTTTATAGGGCAGCTTGCGATTTACGTAGGAGTAGGAGCCGCTGCGTGGGGGATTTACACGGTCGCTATCTCGCTCGCCAGCGCGACGTCTCTGCTCGCTGCCGCTAACTTCGCACTAGCATGGGCTGCGGCACTCGGACCAATTGCCGTCGCGGCCCTCGCGCTTGCGGCAATCGGCGGCGTATTAACTGTCTTGGTCAAGGGACTGGTTGAAGCTGGAAAGTGGGTCTACGGACTCGCAAAGTCGTTCATTGGCTTTAAGTCCGCACCTGAGAAAATCGACGCCACCCGCGCTTCTGTCGACGAACTTGCCGAGGCTTCGCGCGCGGCCTCTGCGTTCAAGGGCGGTAAGTCTCCTGCGTTTGATGAGGTCAAGAAGTCAGTTACTGAAGCAAAAGAAGAGATCAACTCGCTGACGATCGAGTCGGCGAGGTATGGCTCCGAGGGGTCTGCCGCTGCGAAGGCTGCTCAGGAGGGCTTCAGCGAGCTTCAGCAAAAGCTTGCCGACGGAAGGATCACGCTCGAAGAGTTTGATGAGCAGACAAAAAAGAACGCCGAAAACCTCCGCGAAAACCTGAAGTCATACAAAGACGACAGCCCGGCTATCGCGCTCAAGAAAAACCTCGAACTCTACAAGCAACTCAACGACGCTGCGAAGGCAGCAACGAAGTCCACCAGAGACATTGGTGCCGGTACGGTGATCGAAGACAAGTTCTTTCCGACTTCCGAAAAGATCAAGACTAAGGCGGCAGAGTATAAGGCCGAGTACATAAAGGCTCTTGAGGAGATCAAGAAAAAGCAGCAGGAGGGCTTTTTCGCCGACGAGATCAAGCAAAAGAAGGAAAAAAATCAGTCAGACTTCGACAACAATCTGATCTCGAAAGATCAGTTCGAGACGGTCAAGCTTGAACTTGACTCGACGAACGCTCAAGAGGAAGCATCAATCGCGGCCGAGGAGGTCAAGAGAGAGTTTGATCGCAATAACAAGATCAACATCGAGCTTGACACTTCGTTTGCAGAAAAGATTCGCAAGGAACTCGAAGACGCTTTCATGAGTCCGGTCGACAAGTTCGAGGACGAGCTTGACAAGATCAAAAACAACAAGTCGCTGACCGACACTGAAAAAGCACTCGCAAGGGCGAACCTGACCAAGAAAACAAGAGAAAGCCTCGTCGGCAAGTCTGCCCAGACTCAGTTTCAGGAACGCACCCGTGACGTTAAGCAGGCTGCTGCGGCTGGCCTGATCAGCACAGGCGAGTTGAACGCGGAACTCAAGAAGGCCTCTGAAGACTTTGCGTCAGCCGTCGGCGTGACCAAGACCCCGTTCGAGACGTTCTCTTCGTCTCTCAACAACATTGCCAAGCAGTTTGGCTTCGCAGGCCAGCCTATCGACGTCGTTCGTGAGAAGCTCAAGGGCAATGCCGAGCAACTTGCGATGTTTGATCGGGCGGTCAAGGAGTCTCGCGACAATCTCCTCGCGTCACTGGGCATCGAGAAGACTCCTCAGCAAGTCTTCGATGAGCAGATCGAGAAGATCGAGGAGGCCGCGAACTCGAAAGACCCAAACAAGAGCATCACCAGCGAGCAGGCCGATCAGGCGAGGGCCGCAGCGAGACGCAAGCGAGACGAGGCTCTCGGTGCCGGTGCAGACCTCGCGGGGCAGTTTAGCGATCGTCAGGCGAAGATCAACGAGGCCTACGGCGGTGGAAAAGACCCGGCAAAACTTGCGGTGGCACAGAACAAGCTTGACATGGACAAGAGGTCTGCCGCCGGTCTTGATGCTACGCCCGCTCAGGCACTGAAGGCCGGTATCGATAAGGTAAACGACGCGTTCGGCGTGACAGGAAAGTCGCTGGCTGAGATTCAGTCGTCTCTCTCGCCAGCAGAGTTCGAGGAGTACCAAGAGGCGATCAAGAAAAACAAGACCGCCGTCGAGGAGTCTCTTGGAATTCAAAAGCCGTCGATCGTGAAACTGCAAGAGGCTCAAGACAAGCTCTCCGACGCCGTCGGAGAGAACGTCATCTCTCAGCAACAGGCTAGCTCTGCGGCTAGAAAACTTCGAGACGACTTTATGTCTTCTATTGGCGTCGCCAAGACTCCGTTTGAGGAGTTTTCGGGTGCCATCGACAACATCGCAGAGCAGTTCGACATGGCGGGCCAGCCTCTCGAAACAATTCGAGACAAGCTGAAGGGCAACGCGGATCAGCTTGCGTTGTTTGACCGTGCCGTAAAGACAGCACGTGACAATCTTCTGTCATCCCTCGGCATCGAGAAGACTCCTCAGCAAATCTTCGACGAGCAGATGAAGAAAATCGAGGAAGCAGCGAACTCGACTGACCCCAATAAGAAAATCACGAAAGAGCAGGCTGAGCAGGCAAGGACAAACGCCCTAAGAAAGCGAGATGAGGCTCTCGGTGGCGAGAGTGCGGCAGACTTCGGCGGCAAGATCAAGGAACAACGCGCGAAGATCGAGGAAGCATACGGCAAGAACGGCGCGAACGATCCTGAGAAGTTCAAGTCTGCCATGCGGAAGCTCAACGAGTCTAACCCCGGTGCTGAGCAGCAAAGCCCAGTCCAGAAGTTCCAAGAAG